AGGCTAGTAACGGGTGGCGGGATTTTGCAGGAAAATCACTTTTAATAACTTCTAGATTGTAATGATTATAAATTGCAGAAAGTATAATAAATATGACACAAATGAGACTAAAAAATGTCCAAAATAAAACTTGTTTTTTTAAGTACAAAAAGACTTGCAATCAATTTTTAAATCAGTATTAATTATAGGATATTAACATAACAAATAGGAGTATATTAATATGACAAAAAGCACATATCCGACTAAGTATCAGTTGGAACATTTAAAAAAGCGTATCAATTCAGAAATTGACCCGTTAATAGATCAAGCGGAATTAAGCGTCAAATCTATTATTGCGGATCTTACTGAAACCGCAGAATTGAAACTTGCCAAAAAAATAAAAGCTGATGTTGTTATAAAAGAACTAGAAGGCGCTATTGCTGAACTAGAAATAAAACAACGTAAAGCGATGACATTTTTCGGCAAAATTAATAATAGAGAACTTAAAGAGAATTTAAACTATAAGTTTAAAAAATCTGATAGGGACAATTATTATTCACGTGATACTTATGGGTGTGGAATTCAGCCGTCCGATTGTAGAGAACAATTAAGAGAATGGGCGTCTTATTTAGCTAAAAAAGAGGCTGAAAAAACACCAGAAGGCAAAAAAGTTAAAGAACTTGAATTGTATAAACAAAGCGCGATCAATTCAGTTTTTGAGTGTGGTGTACCAGAACAATTAAATATCGTATTAGAGAAGGTTTTAAACGGTGTTGGTATTGTATGGAATAAAACAAAAGCGCTACAATTAGAAAATAAACAATATAATTAATATGATATACTTAATAATAAAAGAGCAAATTTATGAAGGCTTGAACAATAGCTATTTTGTAGTAGATCAAACTGAAGATTTAGACAAAGCTAATGATATATTACAGGGTTATAATCTTATTAATAAAACTAATAAAAATATTTTACACTCGATTATAAAATATGAAAGCCCTTTAGTATTAACAAAAGAAGTCGCTTAAATTAAATGTTGCAATATGGGATATTATAATTTAATATCCCATATTAGAAATTATGAAAGTTAGAGAATATATAAACATACAGAATTATATTGATAGTCGAGAGAATAGACTATTAAATAAAACAGATTTATTGAAAATGGTTGAACCCCAACACTTACAAGATTTTAAAAAATGGAAAGTGAAGGATTTAAGAGATCATTTTGGTATTACACATAAAATTAATGGCAAATATAAAAATATGAGCGGTTGTTGTTTTAAATGTTTTAAACCATTAAGACCAGATTATATTCAATTTGAAAATTATTGTTTAGATTGTTAGTTATGAAATTATACAAATCAAAAAAACTTCTTAACATAGATAACAACGCCAAAACAATCAAAGGTCAAAAATACAAATATATGACCGCAATTCTATATCTAGCGCCACAACGGACAAGCGGTTTTAATGTGTGTCCAATGGCAAGCGCAGGGTGTATGGCAAGCTGTTTAAATACAGCAGGGCGCGGGCAAATGAATTCAGTCCAACAAGGGCGTATCAATAAAACTAAATGGTATTTTTTAGAACGTGAAACATTTTTAGATCAGTTAAGAATAGAAATAAAAAGACATATTAAAAGATGTAAATTAAACGGCTTTAAACCCGCAATACGTTTAAATGGAACAAGTGATATAGATTGGAATATACACGGGCTATATGAAGAGTTTAAACAAGTTAAATTTTATGACTACACCAAAATATACAAGCGAGCATTAAAGTATATAAAAAAAGAATATCCGAAAAATTATCATCTTACATATAGCTTAAATGAAGATAACAAGGCGCAAGCGAAATACATATTAAAGCGTGGCGGGAATATTAGCGCTGTTTTTAGAACAAAAAAACTACCTAAAAGATTTTTAAATTACAAAGTATTTAACGGGGATAAATCGGATCTACGTTTTAATGATCCAAAAAATGTTATTGTGGGGTTATATGCTAAGGGGCGGGCGTTAAAAGATCAAACAGGATTTGTGCAAGATGTATAATATATTTTACGACCATTACAAAAAACGAGACGGGACTATATATAGAGACTTAGCATATTATAATCATAAAGAAAGAATTAAAATGTTAAATGAATTTATATTGCATTGTATGGATACAACGGAACGAATTTCAAAAAATAAAAAATTATTTAAAGAATATAAAAGTTTAATTAAAGCTAATAAACAATCAATAAGATTTTATTGTAGGTTAAAAAAATTTTGTAATAAAAATAAACATATTAAAGGATTTGTGCAAGATGTTTAATTTTGTGCGAATATATGGGCTAGTTATATGTCATTAAATACTCGAGAAAAAATAACTAGTCCATTTAAAACTAACAAACGACAAGCTCAAGCGACAAGCGAGCGAGCAGAAGAGATAATATGAATTATAAATTTAATGAAGATCAAATAAATATAATACAACATTGTTTAGATATTCAAGAAGAAATTTTGTCAAAAAATAAATCAAATAGAGAATATTATGACGCAGATTTAAGAAGATTAAAAGAATGTAAAAATATTATAAATCAACAAGCGAACGAGCAGAAGGGATAATATGAAATTGACTGAACAACAACAAAAGCAAATTATGAAAAATAATCCTAATCAACCATTTGATATTTGTTCAAAATGTGGGGGAGTGCAATTATATGGAACAATGAAAGATATTAATGAGATTGATTTTGATTTAATTTGTAATGATTGTATTAATCAACAAGCGAGCGAGCAGAAGGGATAATATGAAACCTAAAGAAAAAAGAGAGCGCAAGCTAAAAGCGTGGATATTAAAATATATTAGAAATTTAAAAAAATTACCTAAACTTCCCAAACCAAATAAAGAAGGTAAAATTGGTATTAAGTGGCTACAAGTTGAAGAGGATATTTATTTAACAGCTAAAGATCAATTTTATGGTGTTTATGGTTATGGTAATGACAGAGATTGGAATGACGGCAAAATGTCTTGGGTTTTTTGGTATGTATGTGATGAAGTAGAGAATTTAATTAATAAGTTAAAACAACAATCGAGCAAGCAGAAGGGATAAGCTATGACACAACGAGATGAAGGACACAATTATAGAGATAGTAAGAATAAGGCTATAGAGCATGAGCGCAAGCAAAAAGAAATAAGAGATAACGCTATAAAATATTTTGATGAATGGTTAGATAACTGTCCTTGCGAATATACAATTACAAAACCCTCTATGAATATTAAAGATAACAAAATTAATATAGAGTTTGATTTTATAAAGCCAAAAGACCTAGCTTAACTTCTCTAAACATGACAAACAATCTTCAATATTTTGAGCTATGGGTGTAATCTTCAAACCACAAGCGACAAGCTCGTTCACTTGTTCACCAAGATACAAGCACAAGCGTTTTTTCTTAACATCTTTAACCAATATAAATGTATTAACGGGGTGGCGTATATGAAAGCTAATTTGATGAGGGGACAAGCGAATCTTATTGCCAGATTTCACGACCTTGAGTTCTACTGTAAAGAAGGTGTTGTTAGTATTATAACCCAACAGATCCGGAGTTCCAAAGGCACAGGCGTTTTCAATTCTTGTCCACTTAATAGTGGGTGTATTCTTTTTTACATACTGCCAAAAATTACTTTCGTCCTTCACTGTTTACTCTTGCCTGTAAATTAAAATGTATAAATCTAAATGGGTCAATACCATTATCTACACTAAATTGATGGGGCAACCAAGAGTTAAACAACAACAATGTACCCGGTTTTACATTAACAATCTGTCTTTCCATAGCAGGACACAGTTTAGAATGATTCTTAATTGGAAGATTAAGCATCATGCGACCGGGACGAGGGTCATGAAAGATTGGCTTGGATGTTCTATCAGAACACTCTACAAAATAAAAACCAGAGATGTGATTATCCCAATGCACATGCGAGTCTTGATGTCCACCCCCTTCATAGGCAAACTTCTGTATCCACATTTCAGTATAATCTAGTGTGTAATTAGATAAATCAAAGCCTTGATCTAATAAAATATTACGAGCAGTATTACGAATTAACAGTTCGAAATTATGAAACCTATCATCTTTATATAATTTTGGCCCAGAATGATAAGACATTCCATGATCTTTTATATCTGCATTAAATTTCTTATGTCTTTCATCAATACTTTGTTTTGCATCTGCTATTGCTTTGTCAGTATGTTCATCACACACTGCCATAAAATCTTTGTCATCTAAATATTCTGGTATTTCTGCTTGGTAAATTAATGTATCAAAGAATGATATAGATTTTAAATCACTCATGATCTTTATAGTCTTTTAAAGTTTCTTCATTTGGATAATAAACTTCAACATAACAATGACACTTAGGGCAGGATAAATTACTAACCATGCTATAAGTATCATTCTCTTCTTCAATATCATGATCACCACCCCATATTAATTCAGTATTACAGTGCCAACAATTCATTAAAGTATAATGCCTCCGTGATCTTTAATAACTTTACCCATGGGAGCTTTCTCCGGTATAACCTCTATTACTATTCTATGTGTTTCTCTTGAGCCAATAATTTTATTTTCCAACAACTTAATAGATTTAATATCATGGTAAACACCATCAAGAGTTCTAACTTGCATTCTTGCGGTCTTGACATTTTCTGCTTTCAAAAACTTATCTAATACTTGACGTATTAACTTCGCATCAATCATAAAGTTGACTTGTACCTTAAATTACTCTATACGTCAACATATGGGAGTACCAAAAAGATTAACAGAAAAACAGATTAAATTTGCTCAATTAGTTGTAGCCAATGAAGGCCGTATGAACGGCACAGAATGTGCCAAAGAGGCAGGGTATGGTGAGGCTGCAAGGATTAGAGCGTATGAATTACAGAACCCAAAAAAGTACCCTTTAGTTGTTAAGTATATTGGTGAGCTTCGTGAAGAGAACCAAAAAAAGTACGCTGTTACTTTTGAAAGACATATTACGGAGCTTGCCAAAATACGAGAGAACGCATTAAGAAAAGGTGCATTCTCTGCTGCAACTAACGCAGAGGTTGCAAGAGGTAAAGCTGCCGGGTTGTATGTTGAACAGAAAATAATTAGAACAGGTAAGATAGATGATCTATCCGCTGAGGAACTAGAAACGAGGATGAAAGATATTATAGATCAATACTCACCCATACTTGAGGGTGTTGAAATGAAAGACATGACAAAAAAAATTAAGAAAGATGTTAAAGAATCAAGGTTGCCAAAATTAAAAAAACTTAATTAATTTTAGTTATCTTAGTAATCCAGGGTGTAGGTATCATTGTTCTATCACCGAAGGTTAAACTACCATCATCTTCTTTGTCGTAGCTAGCAAAAACTTTAACATGTTTTTTATTTCTTTCGTATACCCAACCTTCATTAACCGGTGTAGCTAACTTCATCTTATCAAATTCTTTTTCTGATGCCCAACCACTATCACTGACACAATCAATCCACTCAATCCGATACTTTGAATACGGGATATCTTTTACTTGTAGAGTCTCGATAACTCTTTTTCTCTTCTGAGGTTTTCTTCTTTTTGGTTTTCTTCTTGGCATAATAATTTGGATTGTGTTTATTATGGAATTTATCCCAAAAATCTTTTTCTGTCATATGTTAATTTTTCTACTACACATTTCTTCCACATTTTTAAAGTTAAAAAAGCGTTGGTAATTGCGGCTTTCCACATTTTACACATTTTTGATTTCAAAAGTGTGGAAGATACTATTGTTGTATAGTGCGGTTAATAATCGATTTTCGACCTTTTTCCACAAATAAAGACCTAAAATACTTTTGAAGGTTCACACGACCAAAAACATTTTGAAAAACGTGTAAATGTGGAAAACGCGTATTCTTCTTGTATACCAACGGTTCTAGTCGTTTTGACTTTCCACGTTTTACACGTTTTTGAAACGTAAAGTGCGTTTTATGCGGGTTTTTGACCCCCGTTTCCACACTTTTGCCCCTAAATTCTGCAAAATCGACAAAAAAATTTTTTGCAAATGTCATTTTATGCGGGTTTTTGAAAATTTTTCCACACTTTTGATTTTAAAAAATTGTGGCAATTTTATGATTTGGCCACATTTCTGCCATAATATGTGTCAATACGTCGCAACCACTCCCATTTCCACTCTCGAAACTCGCTCCCATTTACAATGAACCGTTGAAAGAAATTATCCGGTGTACACATCAATATAACCCCTTGCTCGATGCTCGTCCCGTAGATCTGGTCATGAGCCATAGCGTATGCAACAAGTTGTAACTTATAGTCATCTATCCATTCAGCTTTTTTAGGCTTGTTGGATTGTTTAAAATCAATTATACTTTCGCGTCCTTGGTAAATTCCACAAAGATCCGTTTGACCAGCATATAAACCTGGATAGTGTAACGTACACTCGACGCCCCACACTTCATGAAGATCAGGAAAACCCTTTTCAATGATAGTTTCCCCCATGCTACTCGCCTCTCGACCCACGTCTCTTAAATCAAGGATCTTACCACCTTGTAGATACGCCTCCAGATAGCTATGCATCGCTGTCCCACGCTTTGCTGCGGTATTCTTAATTCTCTCCGCCTCAGTTTCACCAACTCTTTCAACCCATCTCTTGAGGCTCTCAACTTTCTCAGCATCTTGAGTCGCTTGTAATATCGTTGTAACACTTGGTAATTTTTCGTCATCAACATCATACTTACGTACTCCATCAATAGAAGACCTTACGGTCTTCGGATAGTTATATAGTTTATTCCACTTTAGATTCATTCTAAAGTATCAATGCGCCAATGATAAAACCAGCGACAAACCCTACAATATATTCTCTATAGTGCAACGACCATACAGAAAGTTTATCCTTCCATTTATTCATAGTATCCTCCTTTTTGTCCATACTCTTACAATGTTAACTACATCAGATAATCTTACTTGATTTTTACGTAAGTTACAACCAACGCAACAAAATACCAAATTATCCAATGTATAAGTTTTAGTAGAATCTAATCTATCGATTGAAAAATTTGTTTCAATCTTCGGTCCTCTTTCATTAAAGCCTCGTCCCTTCTTTCCCAACACTCGAACATAAGTCCAAGGCTCTTTGCAATACTCACAGTTACGACCATGGTCTTGTATGTATAACATCAACTCTTCATAAATCTGTTGCTTGGTGCATTCAGGAACCCATTTTAATCTTGAATTTTTTTTCTTATGTCTATAAAATATTCCGTTAATTACTTCCATAACATAGCCTCTTTCTGTGTTTTTGTACTTGTGTTCTTGAAGTGCAATTTTCTCTTTGTTTTCAAGCCTATACACCGCTTTTCGTTTTCTATCACATGGTGTGCAACAGAAATTATACGCACCATTATGACTTAAATAAAACTTATCTAAAGACAAAGACTTTTTGCAAATACTACAAGTCTTCTTGTCCATTATTCTGGATCAATTATATTTTGCAACAGAACAATTTTATTCTGAGCATCTACAATTGCATGCAAATGTTTTTCAACTTTTGTATACAAACCACTGAACAAAGCCTCCGGATGCTCGTCATTCGTCTCCATGTCCAAGACTCTCCGCAACTTTTTCTCTTCATCAATGATCAAATTGAACTGTCTATCAATCACTCTTTTTACTGTCGTTTTGTTCATCTTTCTTAACCTCCTTTACTTTTTTTAGATCTTTCCATTTAATAGAATCACTAACATTACCAGACACAGATATCCTAACGCAATCACTCTTGAACGGAAATACCCAATGCTTTAATGTTGCAGGAAATATAAACATATCTCCTTCTTCTGGTACAAAAGAATGGTGACTGATGTAACTTCTTGGTCCTTCACCATATATAAAAGTCAATCCACCAGGACCAGCCGATCTTCCTTTGTATCTTTTATTTTCTTCTATTAATTCTTTAGGCATCTTTAAAAATATAACCCAAGACAAAGTTCCACCATGATCGTGCGGTGGGTTAAAATCTCCAGGTCCTTGAAAGTTTGCCCACAAAGAGTCTATTAAATATTGTTGCTTAAACGTTTCTCTTGTAGCACCTACCTCTGGAGCCCATTTAAGCTGTGCATCTGCATACATTTCAAAGATGGTATGAAAGAACGGCTGAAACATATCTATGTCTCTAAAACCTACTTCTTTAGTAATGACACCAGCTAAATTCTTTTCATAGTCTTTATCACTAGCATAAGCTTCTTCTAAGAACTTCTTACGCATATCATCTGGTATCTTAAACTTAACCAATAACGGCCCCCACCTAAACATTTGATAATCTAAACGTATCTTTTCACTCATTGTTTTAATAACCTTTCTAAATTTTGACCATACTCTGACAGTCTATCTATTTCTTTAGTTAATATTTCTCTATCTCTTTCTAGCTCCTCGATCCTTGTCTTTTGTTTCTTAATGATCTCTTCTAGATCATGTGATTCTTTATCGTTCATTAGTTATAACCCATTTTAATACAGATGTAGTAGGATCAAAGTCCGGCTTGGCGCAATGACTTAAGCAAAGGATGATTATCAAAATACTCATCAAACTCCTTATCATGTACTTCTCCTTCTGAGTTACAAAGATCACAGTTTACAACTACAGGAACGCGACCCTCTTCAACCGTAAACTTTAAAAAACCATTGCCTCTACACTTAGGACAGATTTTATCTTTCATTAGTTATCCTTCTTATCTTCTTCTTTCTTTTTACCATTTTCAAGAGGTTTTAATCCTACGATAAGTGCTATTAATGTAAACACTTCTTCATAAGGTCTTCCCTTTAAATAATTTAAAAGTTTTTGTCTATCTTCTTGTGATATTTTAAACATTTTTCCCCTTTCCATTTAACTTTTCTACTTTTTCATTTACTAAAATATTTATAGTTTGACTTCTACTCATTACAGTATTGGGTTGTATGATGCGCCTTAACTTATCTATTTTGGTATACGTGTCTTTAGACAAAGATACATTTTTGTATTTGCTTATGTCTGTCATATATTATATCCTACCTTTCATAGTTAACACACAATATAGGATAATATCTTAATAAGTCAACATGAAAATAACATTAATTTTATTTATTTGTAGTTATGTTGCGGGTAATTGTTTACCCCCACATCAATGGCCAGAAAAATTTGACGATATGTATGATTGTTTTAACGCAGGTTACATACAATCTATGAATAAATTAGAAGAAATAGGTAGAAAAGATGTTAATGAATATGAAATCTTTATAAGATTTGCTTGCGCTGAAGAACAAAGCGCTGATACTTAACGGCACATACACCCAACCATACTACCACTACCATCGTTCATGATATATAAGTTTAAAGTGTTAGCGTAGCCGGTTAATTTTAATCTTAATATGTCACAAAGATCAAAGCAGGTTAAGCCAACTTGATCTATTAATTTTATACCCTCCATTATTTCTTTTGTGACAGGCATTAATTGGTATAACCCGTCGTTCAATATTATTAGATCCATTTGCAAACTCCTCTATTAATTTATACCACAGTTCTTTGTAATACGTATCTTTAGTTCTGTTCCAATTATTTGCGGCTTCGTCTATTTTTTTTAGTTGACTCTCCATTACTTGTTCCTTGTGCAATTATACGTTTTATACTATGTGCTTTTAAGTCTACCTCAACGCCATATGGTCGCCATGCTTTCTTCATTAGATTTAACTCTAATAAAAAGCTAGACCATTGACCTTGAGATATACCTTTTACGTTAAGCGTTACTGTTTTCATTTTCTTCAGCTTTCAGTTTTTCTAATTTATCTTTTAACTCTGATTCTTTTTTTAAAAGATGAATTTTCATATCTGATATTTCTATTAGCCTGCTGTAGATATCAGTCTTTTCAATCATTTTATTTATTTTATCCATTAGTTAGCTCCTTTCACAGAATAACCTTTTTTAGTTAACTCTTTTGTAAGAAATTTAATCATATCAGCCTGTTTCTTTTTAAAAGCTTTACTCTGCCAATACTTTTGTTTTTTCTTTTTCATGTGATCCTTTCTATATCAAGAATAAATTGATGACTGATACAGTGTTGTGTCAACATACTTTCAGTAAATTTTTCCTTAGTATCAATATCAACTTTAGGATATTTACGTTCAGCTGACCACGCCATACCACCATATAGACCTGCTTTTTTTAAAGCATCTCTATATATCTTCCATCTAGGCCATGACTCATCAATTGCTTTTTGACGCTTTGGAGTCATACGCTTAGGTTTTCTCCAAGTCGTATGCTTCATCATTATCTCGTACGCTTTTTCAGTACAATCTAGTTTATGAGCCATTAGTTTAACTGCGCTTCCTCTTTATCCATTTTAGCATGAATATATCTATGGTTTGCTTCTTCTTCTAAAGCAGTTTGAAAAGTATCTTTTACCTTTTCAGTAGTGCCATAGTAGTCAGCCATATTAGTTGCAATATGTTTTACTATCTGCGAAGATAGTGCATGAACACTACATCCAATGCTAGTGGTTCTTCTTATTGTTTCAAGTTCTTTAGTTGCATTATTCATTAGTTTATCAAACTTACTCATGTGTCTATCAATAAAATCAATTATTATTTGATCCTTGATTTTTTTAGTTTGTTTTTTTGTTAGTTTTTTCATTGTTTCCTTCTTTCTATTTGTTTATGGGCAGTTATTATAAGGTTCATACCCAGGAACCAAATCAATATAGGATATTATATCACGTTTGTCAACGCCTATATTTACCCATTCTTTTCTCATGTTTATTAGGGCTTTTTTTATGCCTACCAGGTCTTTTTCTAGGCTTTTGTTTTTTGTAATTACTTACCCCGAATAGTGGTTTCTTTTTCCCCATCTTTTAATGTCATTGTTGGAATGTATTTTATTACGCCATTTACTTTTTGTTCTAAATCCGTGCCGCACGTCATGCACCTGTAAAATTCTTGTGTTAAAGAAACCAATAAAGTTTCCTCTGCACACGTAGGACAAGTGCCATTTATTATTTCTGGTTTAAATTTAAATTTATTTTTAAAAAAATTATCCAATTACTTTTCCTCCTGACCATTTCATCTCAGGTAATCCGTTCTCGTAGCTTTTTCCGTCATAAGTTAAAACTTGTTTTCTGTTCGCACCCTTTTCATTGTACGACACGTGTACCCAGCCACCCGCGGGGTCGTCTTTTTTGTAGAACTCGAGGATCAATTGATCGAAATCTACGTTATTAGAAATCCAGTAAGCTGTTTTAATGTTTGGTACACCTGCAATTTCGAAGTCAACGGCCTGCCCACGGGCGTGCTGCGACGTCTTTTTGCTGCCGATCGCTTCACAAAGCGCTTCTGAACGGTACCCTGATGTAATAGTTATTGGCTTTTCAAAATGCGCTCGAACAGGTTCTAGTATTTCATAGCATACGTTCTCTAAATTTTTAATATCACCTGCTCCTGGTGAGTTATCAATGCCCTTACGGGTAGCAGTCATACTCTTAGTCATCTCTTCTAATTTAAAATGTTTACTTAATTGCATAATTTTTCTCCTATTCTAATATTAAAGATAATATTTTTTTCTCACCCATGTAAATTTCTATGTTTGCCTTAGATTGAATACATTTATATACCACTCTATCTTTATTACTCTTGTCCTTCATAGCGTAACGCTTGGCCTTAAGACATTTTGATAACGTCTCGTGGTAACGATGTTCTATAATTTTATGGTCCTGTAGAAGTAAAAGTGCAAATACCATTTCTATCATTTAATGTGCTCCATTGCCGTTTCTAATTAATTTCTCTACATCTTCTTGTAGTTTTGAAACTTGTTCTTTTAAAAAATCTATATTAATTTTATTATTTCTCATACCTTTAAGTTCTTCATCCATAGACTCAATCAACCCCGCCATATGCTCCACCAACATGAAAAGTTCCGCCTCCCCGGAAGACTGACCTAATTCTCCACGCGGGTATTTGATTCTAAACTCTGAGTTTTGTTCTAAGTCTTTTGACATTAATTCTAAAGTTGTTGTATGTTTATTAAGAGTTTCAATAATACCGAAGTAAGCCCACGTGCCAATTGCAACCAGCGTAATTAAGCTGGCTACCGTTTTCATAGGCATTTGTACAGCTGCTTCTTCTGATATTTTTAATGCCATTTTAATTTGCTAGTGGATTTGAAGTAGATACTTTTATTTCTTCAATTTGAACTTGTAATAATTCTATTTGTTTTTCATTAACTAGTATTTTAGTATGACCGTGTTCGTTGTCATGTTCGTGACTTGTATCAGCGTTTTGTAATGCTGCTACTTTTTCTTCTAGCACTGCTATTTGTGCAGAATAATCTGCAGATGATTTGCTCTCTAATACATTAATTTTTTCTGTAAGTTTACCATATGTAGCAAAGCCACCACCTATAGCAACCACTGCTGCAATTAAAGCTGCTATTCCTGCTAATTGGTCCTTAAGATTTTTCATTATGAATTTTTTCCATAAGCTCTACCACCACCTCTTTTGGCAATTCTAACACCCTTCATACCTCTTGTTTTAGGTCTTGAACTTGGTTTTCGTTTTTTTTTAAAAGGTGTTTCTACTTGAATTGTTTTTACACCGTCTGTTTCTTTTAATACTTTTATTTGATTGTCACTTGGTACTATCTCGACCACTCCATCTTTTGCTCTTAATTTAGCCATTTTTTAATATCTCCAATTCCATTAAAAGCTTTTGTTTTCTAGAGTTTATCTCTTGAAGTTTTTTAGCTTTGATTTCAATCTTATCATTTTGAGTATAACTTGCAAGATTAGTATTTGGATAAATTTGTCTATTATCAAAGATATTTAATTGGTCTAAATATATGTTTTTTGGCTTATAAAACGCTGTATTTGCGTAGGCATTTAATGATGCTTGTTCACTTGTCATAGCCTCCATTTTTATAATATTTTTAACAGCTAAATTTTTAGATATATCTTTAATATCGCTGTCAACCTTATCCATTATTCTGTCAAGATTTTTAACGATGGCTTTTTTCTGTTGTATTTTTTTTTGTTCGGTAAGCTTCTTAGTCTGAACAGTGGACTTCTCAGGAGTCTCGCTATTAGATTTCTCTTCTTTAATTTCTTCTTTTTCATTAGTTGCTTCTACCATCTCAGTAGGTTCTTCTTCAATAGCTTCTTCTTTAGCCATTTCAGTAGTTTCTTCTTTTATACCTTCTTCCTCAACCATTTCTGTTGGCTCTTCTTCCATTACTTTTTCTTCTTCAATAATTTTCTCTTCTGTAAAAGTCTCCTCTTCTTGAGAAACCATCGGTAAGAAGCTTGCAATGATCTCTTCTGTTTCCTCATATATTTCCTCCTCTTGTGGTAGCATCATTGAAAAGAAAGATGTGCTTACTTCTTCTTCCATAGGCATTTCTTCTATAATCATTTCTTCTTCCATAATCTCTTCCATAGGCATTTCTTCCATAATAACTAGCATTGGTTCGAATGTCATTTCCTCAAATTCTTCTTCCATAACCTCTTCCATAGGTGGTGCTATAAGTGTAAATTCTTCAAACATTTCTTCTATATATTCAAATGTAAACTCTTCAAATATTTCTTCTTGTAACTCTTCAAATATATCCTCTATCTCTTCTATAATTTCATTTGCTATGACCGTATTGTCATATGTCATAGTTAGTTTAGCACCTAATAAATTAGGTCCACCTAGATTTACAGGAGTAGAATCACCATCTATACCAGTCCAGGTCCAATCAAATTGATTAGAACCAGTGCCATTGTATATGACTTGATCTGTATATTTATTTGCATTTGCATAATAACCTGAGTCTGTATTTCTTATTTGATCTACTTGGGACAATACATTGCCATCAGAATCTAATATTTTAACTGTTGTTTTAAATGTATCTCTACCTGATTGAGCCTGACCACATTGATGTGATGAACCTGACCACTCACAGTTTTGTACAACTGTTGTAGAATCTAGTGTAACACCATTATCTAACATAGCCTGGGTGCTAGTTTCATCACCAGTTGCAACGTCAACTAAGGATCCTTGATAGTTCAATGTTCCTGTTCCTGATGATGTGCTACCTACTTCTACTTCTTGGTAGTTCCAGTTTTGATTTGTGCATGTAGTATTGACAGATGTAAATGATGAACAGCTTGACTGTACATTAGGAATGTTAGTATCTACTGATTGTAAATTAGAAGCAGAACCAGTGCCGTTTGGTAATAGATTACCTGTTGTTATTTCTTCTGCTAGTGCACTAGTTGTAAGAAGTAAAAATGCTATTAACCATTTCATTTTTTCTTTTTCTTTTTGGGTTCAAGGAGGCAATCTATTAATTCTCTAAATTTGTCTAACAAATCGCAAAATTTTAATATATACTTATCTATCATTTTTTTCTCATATAATGTTTTGAAGGTTCATAATCCCATTTCTTACCATGATGACCTCTTAAATCTGCATACCACATTCTTAATCTTACAATCCATTTTAACACAGGCCTAGGCATTACTTAGGAGATTCCCAGTTCACTGGTTTTTTTTTAGGTGTAATAACTTTTTCTGTTTCCTGGTCTATTTTTTCAAATTCTTTAGTCATCTTAGCTTCTTCTTTAAGTCTTTTCTTTTCTTCAAGAGCTTTTTTCTTAGCTAATTCTTTTTCTTTTTTTTCTCTTTTTTTCATACGTTTAATATACAAATCATAATCTGGTCTTTCATGATCGTATTTAGACCACAATGCTTTAGCTTCTTTACCTATCTTACCATCAATTGGACAAGGTGTTCCTGCTTGTATCATAGACTCAAATACTCTTTCATCTTGACAAAGTATAGCAACTGCTGCAACTTTCATGCCGAAGTCATTTAAAATTCTTGCTAGTTTTAATCTTTCACAATTCTTATCTATTACATGCTTACCGCCACTGACACCAAAACCAAATGTTTGTACTCCTGCAGATACACCAACAGCGCAAACATCTTGTGTCATAGAATTATAAGATGGTGCAGATGCTGATGGTGGTGAAGATTTTATATCTGAGTTTGTAGTATTATTAGTTGTAGTTGTAGACTCTGATCCAGATTGATATGTAGTTGTGGCAGTTGACGTGTATCCACCTTCAATTGCTGTATTACTTCCTGATGTATTTGTCTGTGTAGATCCAGGATAAGCTGGTCTAATAAGTGTTAGTAAACAAATTAATATAATTAATATGCCTGTAAAATAATAATTCATACTCTTACCCATCGTATTTTATCTCGTTCTCAAAAGACATATCTGTTGCATGATCTTTTTGTTTTTTGTAAGTTCTTTTACATTTACAGTCGCTACACTTGCAAACACCTACATCATCTTTATGTAAATTGTTTTGACAATGACAATCGTGTTTACAGTTTTGACATTTACTCATCTTTTTTCTGCCAACTAAAAAGCCATCCAATAAATCTTTTCCATCGTCTTCTAACTGGTCTTATAATCCATTTTTTAATCATTTTTTTTCTCCTCAATTTCGTAGAAGAAATTGTCAGTGTCTTCTGTTTTCCACTTACCTGTATCTTCTACATTCCATTCGGAAGTTTGTACCTTCCAATCAGGGATTTCATTCTTCACAGTAAATGAAGGTATGTCCCATATTATTCTATTGTTTGGCTGAGCCGCATAATTGCCGTCATCTAACGCCATTATGTGAGCGCACTTGTGTTCGTGCGGTATTTCTGAATGATCAGTGTCTATTATATTACTCTCTGGATGTGCAAAGTCAACCGTGAATAAATAAGATCCATGATGCCACTTCTTATCTTTTCCTATATACTTACCAGCTTGTCCGTCTAGAATATCAAAACTAGTAATACTAGGGTAATAAGAAAAACAATTCCACAATTCCAATTCATCAAGTCTCTTGGTTGGAACAGCTTCCGGTTGAAAACCACGTTGAATAAAAGCCGATATGGGTAGACGATAAAAGATTGCACCGTTTTCCATGATGGCATGGAAAAGGATTGGCCTTCCTGTGATTGCGGCAATGCCGAAGATAATACAGTCTTCAACTTCGCCATGATGTTTTTTAAGATCATATAGATACTCCCTTCTTATTTGTGCGTACTCTACTGGTATGTTTGCATTTAAGTATGACATAATTATTATCCATTTATTTCTCCCCAGTTGTCTCCTGATTCATAGTCAACTTTGTTAGGGATTTTTAATTTAACAGCATTCTCCATAATCTCAATAATTTTTTTAGCCTGCGACTCTGACTCTACAGAAATATCAAGTTCATCGTGAATTTGTATGTGTGGCACAATACCTTCTCTATATAAATCTAACATAGACTGCTTAGTCATATCTGCTGCAGATCCTTGTATCAATTTATTTAATGCTTTATAGGTAAATGCTCTTCTTATGTTTGGCTTTGTAGCTTTAGGATACTTTTCAAAATATGCTGCTTCTGCATCTGCTTTACTCATGGGTGGTTTAAAATTACCATTGTTCCATTCTGCTATTTCCCATTTATCAAACCTACATTTTCTACCACCAAATGTTTTAATGTAACCAAACGCAGAACCATCTCTTGATATTGCATCCATTAAATCTTTTACAAATGGTACACTGTCATGATATTTATTAAATAATTTTGTTGCTTCGTCTTTTGTAGACAAACCTAATTCTGCTTGTAACTTTGCTTTACCCATACCATAAAACAATCCAAGGTTAATTGTTTTGGCTTGTGTTCTAGATATATTAGCCATATCTGCAACAGTTTGATGGAAGTCTACTGTGTTGTTTTGAAAACGCTCTACTATTTCTGTAACTTCTTCATCTCCTTTAAATTTAGTAGCTGCATAATGCACAACTAAACGTGGTTCTTGTTGTGAATAATCAAAACAACCCCACTTGTGATTGTTTTCTGGTATAAATAATGATCGTATCATTGGCCCTAGCTGCTTGTTTCTAGCTGGTATCTGTTGAAGATTAGGGTTTGAATATGAAAATCTACCAGTTACTGTACCTCCACTATCACCTCTAATAGGATTGATGTCTGCATGTATTCTACCTTTGTATTGGTACTTAATAATCGTATCAATAAATGTAGTATGAGCCTTGTTTATTTCTCTAGCTTTTGCTATACATTGTACCAACGGGTGTTTATGCACTTGTAAAAAATTTTTAGTAAAGGAAGGTGCTTGTGTTTTTGCAGTTCTGTCATAAGGCAGGGAAAGTTTGTCAAAAACTTTGGCAATCGATCTTGCTGCCCATATTTGGACATCTTCTCCTGTTTCTTTTTTTACTTTTAACAACAACTGTTTTTCTTCTTCTGATAATTTGGACTTTAATAAGTGCGCCTTTTCTACGTCTACTCGAACGCCCTTAAATTTCATGTCAATTAAACATGGAAACAGTTGAGTTTCTAAATCAAAAACTTTTGTAAGATCTTGTAATTTAATCTCAAGAGATAATTTTTTAAATAATTTTAATGTTAACTCTGCATCTTTTTCTGCGTAAGACCCAACATACATAGCAGGTAGTTTCCATAATTCTGCTTTAGCATCAATACCTGCTTTATCCGCTGCAGTTTTTAAAGCTGTTTCATCTTTAATTTGTCCAAGATAATCTATCGATAAACTATTAAGTGAATACCATAATCTATTTTCGTCGACCAATGATGCCATAACCATTGTGTCAACAATATGGCCATTTATTTGAACTCCATATGCTCTCAACCAACACACATCATACATTGCATTGTGAAATAATTTAACACAAGGTAAGGCACACACATCTTTTATCCAATTCATAACCGCAGATTCATCAAAAAAATTTCCTTCTTTATGTCCAAAAGAATAATAACCAGACCATCCCTCTACAGCTACTGCAATTCCTATAATTTCTCCTTCATTAACTAGTGCACCGGATCCTTTAGATTTTAAACCTGGATCTCTTGTTTCTAAATCAATTGCTATATATTTATGATCTTTAAGGTCAGGAAAAGATTCTGGACTTATCCATTCAGTTTGTGCTTCAAACATTAACTATAATCTCTTTCTAATATCATCTCTAAATAGTGTATTGCCTTTTTTATATCGTCTGCTTTACCTTTATTTTGATGTCTACAAATATATTTTATAGCGTTTCCTTCGGCAAAAAGCAACTTGTTTTCATTTATAAACTCTGCCGGCTGAATTTTCATATTTCGATAGTGCTTCCCCCCGACCTGCTTGTCTAATGATTCGTACGTTAATCCTTTAAACATGTCTTTGTTTGTCATACTATTGGTCCTCCTATTGTGTAATAATAATCTGATGTTGGTTGCATTATGTATAAATTTTCTTTTGCTCTTGTTGTGCCTACATAAAATAATCTATGTTCTGCATCTTGATTTTCATAAGCACTACGATAAATAAATTCATCTTGACCTTCGACACCGTAGTCTGTGAATAAACATATGTTATCGCATTCTTTACCTTTAGATCCATGTAAAGTTAATAATTGTATTTTTGATTTCTCCATCAATGTATCTCCTCTCTCTAGTAATGTTTGCATATATTCTTTCGTATCTTCTGGAAAATGTAATTGTTTCCAATCACCATCTATTAGTAAACCATGTTCACTTTTTAATTTTTCTAAATCAACACTTGTTTCACGTTGTATAGTTTTACCATTAGAATAACCTCTACGTACGTGTTCTTTTTTTACTAATAAATAATCGTAAAGTCTTTCAGCTTCTTCAGGAGAAACTGAAGCACCTTGGTTTAGTCTTGTCCAAACTTGATAAGCTTCTAATATAGAGTTGGGTAAATATTTATTTGTTTTGCCCGTAAATCTAACACCTAAAAAATAAAAGTGTTCTGATATATTCTCCAATAATTTATTTGTCCTAGCTAATATCATCCAATTACCTTTAGAAAAATCTATCTCATCTAAGGTATGATTAGGATAAACCATTCCTTCTGCATCTCTTGGTATCCATTTCTTATCTATTCTACTTGTAAGTTGATCTAATATTTTTATTGCTTCTTTATGAATAGCTCTTGGTACTCTTCGAGATATTTCTTGATCATCTCTTTCACCTTCTTGTTCCATAAAACAATCTGGATCAGCTCCTTGAAACCCATAAATAGTTTGGTCATCATCACCAGCCATATATGCTCGTTTACATTTTGATTTTATATAATCAAAACATTTCCATTGATGAGGACTTAAGTCTTGGGCTTCATCGAGGAAGACAGCATCGAGTGGAGGACACCGATCTTCCTCGACAAACTTGTTAATCATATCATAGAACTCAACCATATTAGTTCCATCCTTGAATGATTTTAAATCTGTTTGTAGTTGTATTGTAGAATCTACATCTATGTCGTGATGTTTCTGTAATTCAACAGCGGCATCTTCTATAGAAATTAATTTAGATCTTGAGTATTGTATTATTTGTAAATGTGTATTTTGATATCTTGGATTACCTGCAGCATCTACAATAGTTTCAAAAGATATATTCAACCACTCAGGATATTCTTGTTTAAAACGATTCCATTTTTTACCAGTAAGTAATTGAGTATTTGCATCTATGTTAGATTCTCTCATACCCATAGCATGCATTGTAGAAATGTATTTTAATTTTTTATCTGGATATAGTTCTAAAATTCTTTCAGTTGCTTCTTCGGCTGCCGCTCTACTAAAAGTAATATATACTATTTTTTCAGGATCAGTAGTGTAGTTGTTTAATTCTTTTTTTAAATAATGATTTACTAGTCTATATGTTTTACCTGTGCCTGGTGGACCCATTATTTTTACTACAGCCATGGTGATTTTTCTACTTTTGTTGTCCTAGGGTTTGGTCTTTCTAATTTAATTGTAGGCATTTTTAAAAGACGAACTGTTTTAACACCTATCTTTGGTAGTGTTTCTTCTGCTTCAAATAAAGATTGTAGCAATCTCATTGTCTTTTGTTTAGGATAAGTTTTTTCTGCCCACGATTTTGTCTTTAATAAAAATTTCCAAAAGTCTTTAAATTTAAAATATGTAAAGCCATCAGTATCTGTAAATGCTATCCCACGCATAACGTCTTTTAATTCTTTACCTGGAGTTTTATTTATATAATCTGCTAGTATTTCTTTTAACTGCACGTCTAGCTTAGATGATTCTGGTGCAGGTATTGTTTCTAAGTTTGCAAATAGTTTTATTAATAACCTACGCCACATATGTTTTGGTACAGGCATCATTGGTTTACCTATTTGATTCATACAAGCCAGTGAAAATTTTTCAGGGTCGTGTAACGTTGCATCATCAACCTCAACACTTTCACCATCTATAGATGCAAAGTATATTGGTGGGTCAGAATCATATTTTCTTATCTCACTTATTTCTGGTGCTGGTGCATTGTCTCCTACACCAAATTCTTTTAATGCACATTTCTTAGCATCACAAAAACTATGTATAGGTTCATCCTTACATTTATAATTATAGTCTTTACTATCTAAAGAACCTATTAATGTATTAATTTCAGTTGCATCTAAAGGTGGAGTCATAAATTGTTTGTTGTATGTAAACATATGACTTTGCCATTCTTCTTTGTCTGGATATCTCTTCTTAAGATACACACCTACATTGTACATACAATTATTTCTTTGGCCATCTGGCACACCATCACTTAATAGTGTGACCAAACAAGGAGGCATACCTTTAAATAAATCTGTTTTTTCTTTTTCACTTTCTATTTTTAATTCATTTAATTGTTCTAAAGTTAATGATACTTCATCATACAAGTTAAAAAATTCTTCAAGTTTTAAAACGTTACCCTCTAGTCCGTATGCATATCTAACTGTTCTTTCATTCGCATGATAAGGAAGATTTAAAAAACTACCAGTGTCTCCTCTATCAACTCTTATATAATCTTGTTTAGGAAATATTTCTGCTCCAGAAAAACCCACTGCAGATGCAATAAGTTTTAATTTTACTCTCATAACAGTTGCAGGAACAAAATCTTTTGTAAATAAAAATGCGTGCGCACCCCCTGACTTTGATCGGCACACTATCATAGGTATGTTTTTTTGTTTTAATTTTTGTATAAATTTTTTGTGGTCAAATGGATAGGTATCAATATCAATACACCCCCATTTGCATTTATTTTCTTTTGTAATTGGAACTATACCTAAAGCAGGATCTTTACCTTCTAAATGTTCTCTCCATAATTTTTTTGTTACAGGATTTGATATTGTAAATGATTTAGTTTTATGTTTACCTTTTTCACTAAACTGATCTGTCTTTACAGTTTGACCATAGGCACTAGTTAAGCCTTCGAATATTTTTATAAATTTATCTAATTCTATCATGTCCACTCGGTAAGCGTAGGCGGTCTACGTCTCCATCGACCGCCTACTATTCACACTATTTGCCGGCTAAACTAGTGTAAAATTTCTTAGCACGTTCATACATTGAAGGGTTTTTTACTGGACCTTCTTTGATTACGTTGTAACCATACCATTGATTACCTTTGCCAGAATTTAACACAGTTGTTAGTTTATAAGAGTGGCTAAATGATGGCGGTGTGTATGAACCGTTTTTTCCATCAAGTGAAATGGACATCATCATTGAGTTCCATTTTCTGCTTATCTTACCTTGAGATGAACTCATTGAGATTAAAGCTTGTTCAGCTCCATCATCTCCAACAATTAACACAAAGTGTTGTCCAACAGTTAAGATATAATTACCATTTTCTAACCTATCTTTACCTGAACCATCTTTAGTTGTTTGATCTAAAATATCAGAGCCATCTGGAAAAATATTTTCTGGTCTACCAGAACCTGTTCCAAAGTCAGCCCATTCTTGATACTCTAGTTTGTAATGGCAAGGTATAACTGATACCCCTTTTGCTCCATCATACAATTTTTTTGTAACTGTATTTAAAAGCATTCCAGGTTCTGCGCCATCAACATAATTTTGATTACGTTTCTGTGCTTCACCTGAACCATTTTGTAAAAGTTTTAAAATAGGTAAAGCCAAACTAGTTGTCTTTACATTCTCAAAACCCGATGCAGCGTCATCTTCAAACAAAATTGTTGAAGGTAGCCCTGCTTCTTTTTTTACCGCTACTTGTTTCTCGTCACTCATTTCTATCTCCTTGTTATTTTTGTACTGTTACCTGCGTAAGTTTTAAATAAATCAGAGGGCATCTCACGTCCAGACTCAAGACGCTCCCTGACTACTGCTTTAAGTGTCTGGGGATGAACGCCAATTTTCTGGACGGGCTCATACCCCTGACCTTGTGCAAGGTTTGCGTATTCGCTCGCCTTGTTGTCTTCGCCTCGACCAAAGGTAACGGTAATATCATTTTTAATAATATCACCTAGGTCGTTGTTTCGAAGCCATGTAAAAGCTGCCTCTTGATGTTCTTGAGGTATTGATGCACCGTATATTTTTTTAATTTCTACGGACTCACCATCTTTCAGCTTTAATTTTGTAATATGCATTTCTTCCATCATCGCTGGTATCTCAAACTGCGATAAGGTTTTTGCTTGTTCTTTTAATTTAGAAACACTTTTTTCTGCATTAGAAATTTCGTCTTCTAAATTTTTGAGTTCTATAACCTTATCAGATAATGACTTTGCAGCATCCGCTTGTGTTACAGATTGTACTCTATCTTGTTCATAGTCTATTTGACTCATCGATTTCACCTCTTTCATGTATGTTAAACTCGGTTGGGTAATACATCTTTTCTTGCCTGTCCCAAGTTAACGTTGTGTACTTTCCATTGTTAATATCACACGCAACAGCAATCGCCAAACCAATAACTTTAGGATCACCAGATAAAAGTAAAAAATCTTTATCCGAAAAATCTTTTAACAATCTTCTTAATTGATAAGTTATAGGTCCAGGACTTCTAACAATCTGTGTATCTTCTCTAAGAAGAACTTTTATTGCACCAAATTTTTGTGCCCCAATAATATTATATTTAGGACGACCTATTTTAGTACCTGGCACTTCTTGTAGTAAATAAACAATTGGTTCGCTGTTAAACGTATTTTCTTTCATGCTTGACAATATAATATTTTATCTTTATATTGTCAACTAGAAAGAAGTAACAAATGATCAATTACAAATTTAAGACCAAGCCATACGCGCATCAATTAACTGCGTTAGAAAAGTCTTGGGAAAAGCAAGTATATGCTTATTTTATGGAGATGGGTACAGGTAAATCTAAAGTATTAATAGATAATATATCTATGCTTTATGACAAAGGTAAAATTAATGGTGCTTTAATTATAGCACCTAAAGGAGTATATCAAAACTGGTATAATTCAGAAATACCCACACACCTTGTAGACCATATAGATAAAAAAATGGTGCTATGGCAGGCCATGATTAATAAAACCCAAGCAAAAAAACTAAATACTTTATTCAAAACTGGTGAAGAACTACATATTTTGATTATGAATGTAGAGGCTTTTTCTACTAAAAAAGGTGTTGATTTTGCTCACAAATTTTTAAATTGTCATAATGCATTAATTGCAGTTGATGAGTCTACTACTATTAAAAACCCTGGTGCTAAACGTACAAAAAATATTTTAGGTCTATCAAAGTATTCTAAATATAGAAGAATACTTACAGGTTCACCAGTTACTAAATCACCTCTAGATTTATACACACAATGTTATTTTTTAAGTCCTTGGCTACTAGATCATAGTTCTTTTTACACTTTTAAAAATAGATATGCAGTAATGCGAACAGCTAATTTTGGTGGCAGGTCTGTACAAATTGTTGTTGGTTATCGTAATCTTGGTGAGTTGTCAGAAAAACTAAAACCATTTTCTTACCGTGTATTAAAAGATGACTGTTTAGATTTACCTAAGAAAACATTTATGAAACGTATTGTACAATTAAGTGATGAACAAAAGAAAGTTTATTCACAAATGAAACAAACAGCTCTAGCATTTTTAAATGGTAAAGCTGCTACAACTGCAACAGTTATGACACAACTTATGCGTTTGCATCAAATAACTTGTGGACATTTTACTGCTGATGATGGCACTACACAAATTTTAAAAAATAATCGTATAGATGAATTGATAGACCTGTTGCATGAAGTACACGGTAAAGTTGTAATTTGGGCACATTATAGGCACGACATAGAAACAATCGTAGAACATATTAAAAAAGAATTTAATACAAGTGTGGATAACTCTGTAATGACTTACTATGGAGATACGTCTGTTGAAGATAGGCAAAAAGCAATTAAAGAAATACAAGACCCAGATAGTCCTGTTAGATTTTTAGTTGGCACACCACAAACTGGTGGTTATGGTATTACATTAACCGCTGCATCAACTATGATTTATTATTCTAATGGTTATGATTTAGAAAAACGACAACAGTCAGAAGCTAGAATAGATAGAATAGGCCAGACTAAGCCCATGACTTATGTAGATATTATTGCTGAAGATACTGTTGATGAAAGAATTGTAAAAGCTTTACGTAAAAAAATTAATATAGCTAGTCAAGTTATGGGTGAAGAATTAAAAGATTGGATATAGGAAATTGTAGGACTTACGTATGGCGCGCTCAAATTTTTGTAATCAACATAACAATAAGACTTGCCATACCAGCAACTAATGTGCCAACAGACACTAATAAAATGCTTTCTACTCTATTAATTTGTCGCTCTAATTTTAAAATTTTATCGTGAGTTTGTTTTTGCATAATTCTGCAAAGCTTTTCATGTGAATCTATTCTTTGTAACGCACTATCTTTTGGCATATTTTCCTACCCAGTAACAGATTGGCTCAAGAATTTTTCTATATACTCTACCTAATAAATGTTTCTTGCCTCTCGCTTCTTGTCTAATATCAATAGTTCTATGAACTGCAATGTGTTCTAATGTTTTCTTTAATAGTTTATTTGTTTTAGATAGTCTTACTAATGGTAAGAATATTTTATGGTATCCTATTTGATACTCAGGTGCTAAATCTTTTGAATGTCTTAACCATATTTTATTTCTAAATGATCCAAAGCCATAAGAATTGTTCATCATAGTGCAGACGATCTTGCCGCCTCCGCCGCCTCCGCCGCCTCCGCCGCCGCCTTGGCTTGGTGGTCCACCGGAACTTCCGCCTCTACCTGGGGGTCCACCTGTTCCTGTTGGCATTGAACCTGGGCTACCTTTACCAATATCCATTCCACCATCTCCATGTGGTCCTCCTGGTGGAGGCCCTGAAGGTTCTGATCTTGATATTATGCTTGGAGGACCTTCTATTCCTGTCACTGGTGCATCTGTAATTCCTGGTGCATCTGATGCATCTTGTGAAATATCAATATCGTCAAAATAATCAAAAGCCTCACCTGTGTCAGCTAATATATTTTCAGGAGTTGGAGGTTCTACATATCCTGGTCCACCTATTTCTCCTGGAGGAATTGCTCCTGTCCCCATAGAATATAAACTTTCATAAGCTAATGTTTCATCTGGAAACACTTCTCCTGTTTTGGTGTTAACAAACACTGTGTTTCCTGCAATAGTAGTTACGGGTTCTATTATATCTTTTTCTATTATAGGTTTGTCTTTAGGCAAGATTGTAATATCTTCAGGTGCACCTTCAGGAAAAGTTTTAAGTGGTGAACTATCAACCATTAAAGGTGTTCCAGGTATATTAGTCTTACCCGTTAGTCCACTGACATGACCATAGTATTCTTTTCTATCTTTATCAAATTGAGATAATTCTTTTCCTGCTTTTTCTTTTGCTACTATTTCATTATATGTTTCAGTAGCATAAGCTGGATAGTCTCCCATTAAAGACACTGTATTAATACCAAAAGGATCTTTTCCTTCTCCTGTGCCAGCAATTAAATCATCTGCATATCCTTGTATTCTTCCTTCAAACTTTGGGTCTCCTGATTGTGCAACTACATTTTGATATAAGTCTCCACCTAAAGCGTACTCTCTGTTAAATTTGTCTATTGGTGTTTCCTCTGGAATTGCTTTCATTAAAAGACCTGCACCAGGGGCTACCATACTTAGAATAGCTGAACCAGCCATTTTAGCTACATCCATTCCTTTATCTTTAAGACCAGTAAAAAAATTACCTACATCTTGTCCAGTCTCAATAAATTTATCTCTTGCTTTTTCCCAAAAAGCTGGATCTTGTTGTTGAGTGTAATCCATTTTTTCTGCTAGCAATGGATCATCAGTTGCAAATACGTCTCCTGAAGGAAGAATTGTTGTAGCTTGTGTAGCAGGAAGTCTTGCACCACCCGCTGCTCCTGAAGCTAAGAAAGGATCAGATTGACCTGGTAACGAATAAGCAGGGTCTTCTGTTATAGCTGCAATAGCTTCTGCTTGATCCATTGTAGGAAGTCTTGCGCCTCCTGCTGCTCCTGAAGCTAAAAAAGGATCGGATGTAGGTTGAACAGTAGAAGCACTAGTAATTCCAGTTACTCCTCCGTCGCCTCCACCTCCACCACCTGTATCAACAACAGGTTGTGTTACATCAGCAACAGGTGTTACTTCCTCTCCTGGTTGAGTAAATTGTAAAGATGGTGATGTTCCAAAACCTGAATAGTATTGTGCTATACCCTCACCTTTACCTATATCTTGCACATACCCTTCGCCAAACAATTGTTTTCTAATTCTATCTAACGCAGGATCTTGATCTGCAGCTGCTTCAGCTTTAGCCATCTCTTCTGTTGACCCGGCTTGTAATCTAATTCTATTTATTCCCATAATATTTTATACCTTATTTTTACGCTCTGTTAAACAATATTTGTTCCTTCTCTATACTTGATAGTTGATCATATGGCTTACTTAAAGCTTGATTCGTGCCGCTTGCTCCTAGTACAGGTGTTGCGCCTGGTTCTATATTGCTTCTGACTGCGCCATCGTTATTAAATATTTTACCAATAATAGATGGAGATTTTGGTAACTCAAAACCTAGTTGAGAAAAAGATATATCGTCATCTAATAAATTAATTTTAAAATTTTTGTTTATAATATTATTAATAGAAGGTAATGCTTTATAATAAGGATTATCTATATTAACACCTTCTTTTTCATTTAAATCATTATTAATTTCATTCATTCTTGTTATAAAAAAATCGCTTGGTCTTTTAGGAGTATACTCTCCAAACAAAACACTGTTAACAACCTCTTTACCTAAACCTTTTCTAGCTTCTAATTTTTTTCTAATTATGTTATCTTCTACCCCTAAATCTCTCATTGCTTCAACATCTTTAGCCATTTGTTTTAAAACATGGAATCTTCTAGCTTCAGAATATTGATATCCTTCTAAAATATCTTGTGGAGTAACTCTACCTCCTCTTAATAAAGGTGATGTAAATAAGTTTTCACTTTTCTTTAAAGAAGATCCAAACGAAGAAATTTTAAATTGTAAAGCTCTTTCAGGGTCTGACTTAACTGCTCTAAAACCCCATAGTCCAGGTATCTCGTCCGATAAATTAAAAGTCCTACCATATTCATCTGTTTTATCTCTTCCTGCAAGAGCTAATCTTTCTAGCTGTTTAAAAGTAGATCCCATTGGAACTACTTGTTTTCCAATGTGACCAACAGCTTTTATCATTTTTTCAAATGGTTCGTCTTCTTCTCTCCACACTCTTCGACCATCCTTACCTACTCCTCCTCTAATAACTGAATCTAAAACTGCTTCAGTTATAATAGATTCTGATGCAAATGGTTCTACTAGTTCTCTTATTCCATCTTGTAATCCATCACCTAACGCAGCTTTTAAAGATATGCCGTCTTCTTTACCTTCGTTAACAGCGTTGCTAACTGCTTGAATAGGTCTTAATAAAAAATCATATGCATTAGAATAACTAAAATCTACATATTTTAAATAACCATTTTTATCTCTGCCTGTTGGAACTAGTGTAGAATTTTTAGACCATTCAGGAACTATTCTTCGTAACGCTTCCATTTCTTCATTGTCTACATCATGTATGGCCATCATTGTTTGTTTAAATGCTTGTGGCACACCACCAACTGTTATTGCAAAACTAGCTAATCTTTTTTTACCAAGTTGTTTTACTGAAGGTATATTACTAGACATTTCTTTAATCGCTGTATCTACTATATTAGAACCTGATCTCATTATTTCTAATGGAAATGCAATAAAGTTTCCAAAAGGAGACATACGTAATGCTCTACCAAATCTGCCAACATACGCATAGTTAGGAACATTATTACGTGTTAATTTTCCACCTATTTCATCTAAAAATAATTGAAAGTCACCATCAAACGTTCTCGTTCTTCTATCATAAAATCTTTCAACGGAGTCGTTTAAAAAATTTCTTACATCTGTACTAACACCTTTACCTTTTAATGCATCTTTAAAATTAGTTTCATTTATTTTTAAATCGTCTAAAATTTTTCCATATCTATTACGCTCTAAAAACCAATTTATATTTTTATGAAATGTGTCTTCTTCAACGTATAATTGTTGAATTTTTTCGTAAGTTTTTTTAGCAAATTTTTTTCCTTTTAATATTCTGTTATATGCTTTACCTTCTGCTTCTGTTAAATTACCCAATACGTTTCCACCAAAATCACTTTGCATTCTAATAATTTCACCAACCTCTGCTTGAGTTCCACCCCCCACTCCAACTCTTGCAGATCTATTTACTATATCAGCAACAGCTTTATTCGCACCAACACCAGATGGGTTTAATCTATAAGCACTCATTCTTATTGCAGTCTCTATAATACCTTTATCTAACTTACCTGTTTTTAAAACCTCGCCTCCTAAACTTGTAGGTAACAATGCTTTAAAATCTCCACCTATAGGAACAGCTGCACCATTAGCTGCTACAAATGCACCAGCGCTTATAAAGTTTCTTACGTGAGTAAGAGCGTTTAAAACTGTTTTACTTATTTGAGAAATTGTTTTTGGTCCAAGAACAGCGTATTTATATACTGTACCTACTGTGCCTAAATTATTTAACCAATCACTTGTTGTATCAAACACAGTGTCATACTGTGGTGCTTGCATCCATTTTCCATCTAAAGGTGATAACCCATCTATACCTGTAGATTTTACTTGCTTAAATTGTTTTGGATCATTCAACATAATTGTTGCTTCTTCTATGCTATAGGCTTTGCCAGAAGCAACTAAATCTTCTGCAGCACTAAGCGTTGAACCTGGTGCATCTCCTTGACCAAAAATATATTTTGATCTATCAAATTCAGTTTTTAACAAGTCTTCTGTTTCTTTAGTTGCAATAGCTAATGTTTCTTCAGGGGTATAAAATTTACCGTTTGCATCATAAAATTTTTCTTTAACTCTTCCCTTTTTTATATTGTCTTGAGTTAAAGCTGCGATGTCAATAGGTTCATCCATTGAATTTAAAAATTTAGTAACACCACCTTCTACCACAACTCTACCTGATTTAGTGCTTCCTTGTTTAGCAATTGTATTCATATAATCTAAAGTGTAATTTAAGGAAGCCATTTTACTAACACTGTTTATAAAATTATATGTAGGATCCATTATTCGTCCTAAAACAATTTCTTCCCACTCATCTAATTTTTTTGCTTTAAGAACTGAAGTTTGAATTTTTATTGCATCTTTTTCGCTTTGTTTAATTGGTTCTCCTAATATTTTTTTAACTGCTTCTTTGGGTTCTAGTTCGTCAAGACTTTTAGCTTTTAAATATCTATTAATTTTTGCTGCGCCTTCACTAGTAAATTCATTAATCATTTTATCAGGCACTATTATATCTTCTGGTCTTACTTGTTTACCTGTTTTCTTTAATGCTTCTGCTTCAGCTATTTGATAAGTACGTTTTTGTTGTTCAACATAAGATTTTAAAGCAGGTTCTTTTACTTCTGCAACAGCTCGATTAACTCTAAAAAGTGGAATAGTTGATTGATTAAATTGAAAATAGTCTGCTGTTAAATAGTTTCCAAGTTCTGCGTGTAATTTTTGAGATGTTATTACTGCTAAATCTTTTTGTGAAATTTTACCTGTTAAATTATCAACGGTAGATCTCATATTTTTTAATATAGTTTCAAATTCTTTTCTAGCTTTTTCTCCACCACCACTTTTTATTTTTTCTAAAAATTTATCTGCAGGGCCTCCCTTAACAATGGCATAATCATCTACACTAAAAAATCCTTTTTGTCCTTGTTCACCAATTATTTTTTCAGGAGTAATTAATCTTCTAGTTTGATTTTTATCTATTGGAGAAGTAAATGTATATTTTTTTAAATCTATGTTTGGATATTTTCCTTCTTCTACTGCTTTTATAAATTGTTTTTCTGTAAAAGGAAGCGAATCTAAAGGCATTTTTACAGAGTTAACATCTTTTAATAAACGTTTACCTTCTTCATTTAATCTTTTAATTGGCTCACCCGCTCCAGAATATTCATATTTAAATGAGCCTCTAGCATTATTTTTAATTCCAGACCTTCTTTCAATTATACCTGGTAAATCTTCAAATTTAATAGAGTCAAGTTTTTTACCGGGAAAAGGTTGTAGTATTCCTTGAACTTCTTTTAAAATTTCAGACTCATCTAGATTTAAAGATTTATCTAATTTAGGTACAACATCTTTTATAGCTTTATGTAATTTTGCAACTTCTGTAGCTGCTTCTGCTTTAGCAGCTTGTGTTGCATCTATACCTAAACGTTGAGCCTCAAGCCCAGCTTGTGTTCCTGCATAAGATGGTTTTAAACCATATAAAGCTTTTTCAATTGCAGCTCCAATCCCGCCTTCTTTCCATCTCTCTAATCCGTAAGTTGCAGGTTCTCTTAATTTTTTAACGCCTTTACCCGCTCCTGTTAATCCTAAATTAAATAAAGCTCCTTCAGTACCAAACTTTATTCTATTAGTTAATCTACGAAAAGCTTCTGCTCTTCCTTTTTTACTTTCTGTATCCATCATTGTAATAGCAAAAGGTTCTAAAGAAGTCCCTTTTAACATATCACCTAATGTACCAATGTCCTCATCGGAAACTAAAGACTCACCAACACCACTACCTATAATACCACCTGCTAGAGGAGTAGTTAATACATCTTGTCCTTTTTGAATTATTTGTCCAAACTTTGATAATGAAACTGCTTTACCTGCTCTCTTTGCAGCTAATGCTCTTTTAGCTAAATTAGCAGCACGAATTGAACTAGCTGCTTTTACTCCAAGTGTAGCTCCCTTAATAGCAACAGGACCAATAGATGCTAATGCTTGAGTTATTTTACCTATACCTCTTGATTCAGCTACTTCATCAAAAGGATTTAAATCATCAAAAAATTTTTCTACTTCTTCTGCTGTTTCAGTTCCTAGCCCAAGATCAATTAGTTCTGCTCCTAATGAAACAACACCTTCAGGAATTTTAATAAGACCGGATGCCACCCCTGCTGCAGCTGATACAAAGAAATTAGTTTCTGATTTTTTTTTGTTAGCCGCTGCTGTGGCTCCATAAGCTTGTTCTAGACTTACTGCCATATGTAGTACCCCCTATTTTTTCTTTTTCTTAATATCTTTGAAACCGTCGTCTCCTGGTTGTAAAAGTGTAGGTGGATCGGTACTTTTATCTGCTCTATATAATTCTCCATCTTCTCCAACATAATATTCTTTATCTACCATTTCATCTAGGTCAGGTACACCGTCGTCCATAGGTAATCTTTTGTTAAACTTACCAACTAAATCAGCATCAGGACCTTCTAATAATTCTTTAATATTTTTTTCAAAGCCATATGGATTAACCATTAATTTTTTTTCAGCGTATTCTCTGTAAGCTTTTGTGTCTGCTGCTTGAGCCGTAGATGTATTTTCATTCCATTTTTCATAAATTTTAGCTGCTTCTTTTTCTGAAACTTTATATACTTTTGCTATGTCTTTTATAGCTTTACCAATATTTCCAGGTTTTCCTTCACTAATGGCTGTTTGTAATGCAAGTAGTTTAGCTTGTCTTTTAGCATCAGTTTTTTCTTTAAGAGTTGCACTCGCACCTTCTAATGGTTTCTCTGCAGCTTTACCAATTGCCCCAACTAAATCTCCACCAGGTTGAGCTAGTATGCCTGCACCAAATTTAGCAAGATTCATATATAATGATTTTTTAGTATCTTCATCTGACACCCCTAATTCTTTTTCAAAAATAGGTGCATACTCTTTATATGCTTTCATTAAAGCTGACTCTTCATCTTTAATATCTTTTTCACCCCCGGTAATATCTAATGAATCTGGTTTGTCTTTATCGTCATCTTTAGGCAATACACCTATTTCTTTAGCTGTTTCAATAACTTCAGGACTTTCATAGTCTATTTTAGTAGCATATCTTTTGTTAGGATATTCTCCTGTTTCTAGGTCAAACATAGCAGCTTCTCCTTCTATATCTGCAGCACTTCCAGCTTGTACACTTTTGCCGGTTGCCATACTACTAGCTGCTCCTGTTTCTTCTAAAACTTTTCTAGCTTCATCTATAGGCATAAACTCACCTTCTTGAGGGTGGCCTTTTGGATATACAGGATAATTAGCGGCAGCTATTCCAGCTGTTGGTAAAAATGGAGCTGTCATTACTGAAGTGCCTTTTCCTACCGCCGCAGTTCTAGGAAAGTTTCTTGCTAATATAGTTCCAATTCCCTCTTCAGGAATTAAATTATAAGCCTTACTAAAACCTCTTTTTAATAAATTTAAACCTCCCGTAGCAGCACGTTTTAAAAGTCCAGGAGGTGTTCCTTCTTGATAACCAACCCTAGGCGTTAAGCCTGCATCAGGTCTAATACCTGACATAATACCTGTCATACCGCCGCCCATACGTTTTATTCTAGGTGTTGTTATACCACCACCCATATACTTTTCTCTTTGGGCCATGCCACCTTTTCTGAACATTGGTCTTGTTAAAGTTCTAGACATTATCTAAAAATCCCACCTATTGCACTAGTTACAGCTTGGAAAGGATTTTTACCAGTTAGTCCACCATAGATACCAGCTAAACCTGTACCAACACCTAATGCAGTTTGTAACGCACTAGCTTGTGGTGTTTGTGTTATTTGTGATGAACCTGGATATCCTGAAATTAATGATGCAACACCAGAACCATATGTACCTAATCTTTGATAAGGTTCATACGCTTGTGTTTGCGCTGTTTGTCTTGCTGCATCTTCAATAGCTTGTTGTTGTGCTTGCTGCACGCCGCCCAATCTTCCTAAACCAGATATTTGTTGTTGTACTAAATTCTGTATACCACCACCTAATGTTGCTTGTTGTTGCGAGATACCTAATTGATTTTTTAAATCTGCTTGTCTAGCAGCTTGTGCTTGTTGAAATCCTTGTTGTAATAAACCTGCTTGTAAAGCTGCTCGATTCCTGTCGCTATCTGATTGATATTGTGCTTGTAATACACCTTCTCTACCACCACCAAATGCACCTGGCACACCTAATGCTTGTGCTGCTTGTGCTGCTTTTTGTGCTTGAGCTTGTCTATCAAATTCAGTTAATGTTGTATCAATAACATCTGATTGATAAGGTGACATGTAAGATTGAATAGAGCCTGCACCTGTACCTGCTCCAGTTCCTGTTAGTGCCGTTGCTGCATCTGCTGCAGTTCCAGCCTTAGTTAAAAATGGTTGAAAAGATCCAAGTCCTTTTGTAGGGTCTGTTGCTTGTTGATAAGCTGCTGTTTGTAAAGCATCTTGCGCTGCAACTGTCGGTTTAAATTTAGTTGTATCAACTGGTAATGATGTTAACGCTGCTAACTGCGTTCCGTAATCTCTACCTAAATCTTCTATAAATTGTGCGGGTAATGTTCTTGTGGTTTGTACAGCCATTATACTACCTTACCTTCATTTCGTTTCATTAAATCATACATTCTTTGTGCTCCTTTTTTTATGTTACCGTCGCCTGCACCTCTTACTGCATCAGCGGTCATTACAAATTCGTTTTTAGATAACATTGCTGGAACGTCATCTGCTTTTTCTTTTACACCAACTGGAACAAAACCACCTTCGTCCCTGTAGTCTCTTTCCATAACACCAGCTCTGTTTCTTCTCATATTGCCCATAGGCATATTCATGATACCGCCCATAGCTTTTCTATTTAATTGTCTCAAATATCTTTGATAATCTTCATCAGTATCAAAATCACTTCTTCTTAATTTACCTATGTCAGATGGTAAAACTCCACCACCTTTTTTAGGTATTGCACCAGCTTCATCTGATACAAACTTTTGTTTTACATTTTCTTTATTCATAGCTGATGATCCTTCTTGTAAACCAACTCTGCCACCTCTAGCTGCAACAAAATTTCTAGGTGTCAAAAATCTATAATTCTTATCAAACATTTGTGATTGACTTAAGTCACCACTTCTATATTTATTTAGATCAGCTCTTATTTGATCAAAGCCAATACCTTCACCTCTTCGTACATCTTGTGCTAATTCTTTTGCTTCTTCCTCTGATGCACCTTTAGATACAAAATATCCTATTAAACCTCCTGCACCTAACATTTTACCTAAACCTGTTATACCCATAGATCCACCACCTTTAGTTAAACCTAGTTTTCCTAATAAACCTTTAGTTGAAGTAAACCCTGTTTCACCTAAAAAAGAAGGCATGCCTGCTGCTCTAACATTTGGTATGATACTTCCAAATAAACTTGATTTTAATCCACTTAAACCTCCACCTATTCTTGCACCAATTCCACCAAGACCAGACAATGGTCCCATACCCATAAGACCTGCTCCACCTAAACCTATTAGTGCGGCTTTACCTATTGGACTTTTAACAACTTGTTTTGCAACGTCGACAACTTTACCTAAACCTTTACCAATACCTTTAACTAGTTTACCTAAAAAATAACCTTGTCTTGGAACAGCATTTGTTATTCCACCTGATGCACGTAGTTGTCTTCTAATGTGAGCTCTTGTTATCATATATGTCAATTGTTTTATTATATTATTTTGGCAGGGATTGCACCTGAATTTACATTATTACTCGTTTTTAACGAGTAAATCAAGACTATGTTGTAACCTCTCTAGGCTTGATTTCTAAAGCCGAAAGTACAACATGTAGTCTATTTGCAGTAGCTGCAGTCACCTTTATTACTTCACTTTCTTGAGCAATTAAAGGTGCTGATAGTAATTCTGTAGTGGCGTTTGCCGATATTGCTTTTGTCTTAAAAAGGCTAAATACGTTATCAGAAGTATCAGTTATAGTCACTGTTATAGTATCAGCGTTACCTGAATCTTCAGATACTAAGATAGATTTAATAACAGCAGTAGAAAAAGAAGGCACTGTATACAGTGTTGTTGCACTATTGCTTGTTAAATCTGCTTTTTTATTTACGAAACTATTTGCCATTATGCTAAAAAGAAAGCCTCCGCTTCTGATTCATCTTTCAAATCTTTTTGATAAGATGTATTTAATTTTTGTACAATACTATCAACGTCTCTAACAAACGATTGTTGTATTTGTTGATCGTATTCTCTATTTGGTTGTGTTAATGATTGTACTATTCTTGCCATTATCTTCTCCCATCTGGTTGTACATCTAATCTAAAAGTACCAAGTTTCCAATGTTGAGTAACTCCCGTATTATCTACTTTTAAGGATATAGCTCTTGCACGTGCTCTGGTGTCTATTTTAGTTGTTGTTGTTGAAGATGTAAAAGGTCCTAAAGATGAACTTGCTTGTGCATCTGTTGGATAATTTTTTAAGTTTAATGTAATTCTTGCATTACCTGTTTGTGTTAAAAAGTCAGGTATAACTCTTCTTATTTTCATCATAAATTCTCCATCCCCTTGTTGTGGAATAGGTGATTGACCAATATCAAAATCTCCTGATTCAATACTAGCTTGAATAGCACTTGTTGCACCTGCTTTAATTTGGTTAGTTCCAGTTTCATGTTCATAATAAGTTGTGCAACCATCAGTGTTTCCAACTGTTGCATCACTTGTAGAACTTGAATCATATTCAGTACCGTGTGGTTTACCAAATATAGCTGAGTCTGCCCAAGTAGATCTAGCTAATGAACCTATGGTCCATATAGGTCGCTGGCCACTTGAGTCCATGTAATTATATGTAACATTCCTAGAATTGGATGTAGCACCACTACCTGGATAAAACCAACTTACTTCACCAAACAAATTATTTAATCCTGCATAAATATGTTGTCTAGGTACATCTGCTAAACCATCATAAACAAAATCTTCAACTAAACATGGTAATGATTGTAATTGTCCAGTATATCTAAAAAAACCATTTTCTGACATCCAATATGCAGATCCATCAACCTCAACTGCTGCGTTCTGTCCAATTAATCCACAGTTAGTTCCAACTTGTTGGAATGAAAAAGTAAATGGTGGGCCAACAAATCTCATAATAAACAATGCTGTGTCTGTCCAAATATAAATTGCATCACGACCTCTTATTGCTCCAACAATTCTTGTGCCATCTGCAAGTCTTTGTGTACCAGCAGTATTAATTGAAGTTGGAGTCCAATCAGTTAGTGATTCTTGATCTGACCATCTAATATACATGTCGTCTTGCGTAGAGGTTGTTCCAATTGTTGTTTCTGAACCAAAAGAAATTAAGTGTCTATCTGGTGTAGAAACTAAAGTAAATTGTGATGCAGTAGGACAACCACTTATAAGTGTTGCTCTAGTAGAAGTTGCACCTGTTGCATTAGAATTCCATTCAAAACTTGAGCCGTCTGCAATAGTTGCAATAAGTTTGTTACCAAAATTATCTAACGACCACATACCAGGAGCTGTTACAATGTCACCTGTTTGTGATGCACCCCATTTAGTGTAGTCTGATGCATTGGTTACAGTAGCTGCATCACTGTGCGATGCTGCTGTTGTGTTATCCGATCCTCTAGTTAAACCTGATAAAGTTCCTGTACCAGTTGTATTCGTCGTATAAGCAATTCTTTCATCGTCTATTACAACAGTTCCTGATGCAGGAAATCCGTTTGAATCATCGAGAACAATACTTGTTGAACCTGAAGTTAAGGCTCCATCTAAAGTAGATGTAACTGCACCCAATGCAGTACCGCCCCATAATCCAAGACCCCAACCAGCTGCTGATTCTTCAACTGCAGGTCCAATTGAATAGTAGTGTTGAACTCTTATTCCACCTGATGTGGATGCTCCTGATCCTGATTCATTTGATCCCATTTCAATTGTAATTGTTGTTGAAGTAGGGACGGTTGCCACCATAAAAACTTTATCATCAAAATCACCAGAACTAAAATTAGAATTAGTAATAGCGGTAAAATTATCCAACTTAATAATATCGTACTGATTAATGTTATGAGAAGATGCAAACGTAATCGTAACTGTCGCGTCACCGTTTGTTGTTGTAAATGCATTTGTTAATGTTGTTGTAGCCTTAATAGGAGTAATATCATAAAATGCACCTCCTGAATACACATATAAAATTCTATTTGTGCCTAATGCTGAATATTTAATACCATCTGAATTAACAAATTGGTGCATAGCAGTTGTTCTACCAGTCAAAGTTATGTCTCCTAACTGTGCCCAGCCACCTATTTTTTCAGGTGAACCATATCTAAATCTTATATTATCACCATCAACCCATTGACCCTCGCCGCCCGTTGCTGTGACTTGTTTATTAATTCCAGGTTGAAATCTTAATTTTTGTAACATAATTATTTTGCGTTTCCTGGTACTCCATTAGAATTTACGAATGGTGCTTCTGCAAAAGCCATATAAATGTATGTTGCACCAGAAGCATTCCATTGACCACTTGATGTTACTAATTTAAAACCATTGCTTAAAAGGTCTGCTCTGTCATTTGAACTATCTTCTACATTAGATCCATTAGGAAATAATTGAGAACTTGCTCCATCATTATTAGGATCTCTTTTATTATCAATCAAACCCCAATCTTCTGTTGCACTTGATTTTTTAATTATTAAAAAAGCTGGCCGGAATCCGGTGTAAACAAATGTCCCATCAGCATTTCCGTTGCCGGTGTAGGAGCCAATCTTGCTGAAGCCTTGAACCTCTGCGAATGCGTAAGTTACAAAAGTATAATCAACATTATATATATTTCCACCAGAAGTCCAAACTGAAGATGTTGGATCGGTGTTATTATGAAAATTAGCTGAAGCACTACTTTCGGCATTAGTTAAGTTTATATATACATTTTTTGTGTTTCCAATACTTGCATGATAAGTGTACCAATCATAAGCATCTGATCTAGCTTTTGTAGTAATAAATTTTGGAACAGCACCTAATCCATGTCCAACTGTAGCATTACTACCGGTACCCGTCCATGTTGAAATTGAAAAACCAGCAGTTTGACTTACTGATGTTGAAGTTGTGTTTATACCACCATCAGTATTTGATGAACCTGAACCAGCTCCAGCTTTCCAGCAATAAGCAACATAGGTTGATGAACTTTTATTAACCATATCGTCATTTCCAACTGTAAATCCATCTGATCCAAAAGCAGTTAATCCTTGTGATTGTGTATTTTCTACAATATCTGTATTCCAACCTAAATATTTTTGAACTCCTCTAATAGAATCATAACCATTCCATTGTTGAGTGCCTGATCTTTGCTTTATCATCACATAGTCAGGTTGCATATCTTCAGAACCATCTAAAGTAAGAGCATTAGAACTTCCTGTTCCTGTCCAAGTTTTAACTTGAAAATATAATTCTGGATTGTCTATTGTTGTATAAGCTGCCATTTATCCTCCATACTCCGCTAAGTTCTTGGTA